AAGAGATTCTATTTCCGGTAAATCATGAAGTGGTGTATCGCCGATAATAAGCGTGGTTTCATAATCCAAATCTTTAAATGTAGATTCTACGTCACGTGAAAACAAATCAACGGCTTTGATAAAATCATTTACCCTATTATTTTCATCTTCGGCTTTAGGTAAAAATATTGGTTTTAATGTCGGCATTTACACTAACTCCCTGTCAGTATACCACGGAATAAACTGTTTTAAATTAAATTGTTCATCAATAACATTATTTGAAAATCTAAATCTTATCTTTGTGCTTACTACATCAAAATACATGTAATCAGGTGAATTATCAGACGGATAATCAGCACCAAGCGTTAAGGTATCTATCGTTATCCATGTTGATCCACTATCAATAGAATAATGAACCTTAACACTATTTCCTTTTGACCATACTTGAAGTTTCTGCCACCGGCAAAGCCGTCCTATTTCCTCATTCTGATAATCTTTACTTTCCCAAAATGAATCAATTGCTGTTGATATATCGTTTGGTGTATCTGTTCGTTTGCTGGATACCCCTGCTGAACTTCCAAGAACAATAGCCTTAAATAATTTTGTTATCGTTACATCATCCCATCTTCCCGTTGCTTGTTGCCATGTACCAACTTGATCAGACCACGATAATTGTGATGTTGCAGAAAACCGACCAGCCGCAGTAATTCCTATCCGTTCATCTTTATGACAAGCACCAGTTACATAATTGTATTTATAGATAGTTTCTGGTTCAGTTTGGCCACCAATAGGTACACCAACCCAATATTCATTCATTTCTTCAGCTACTACCGACCAGCATTTATAAAGATATTCAGCATTAACACTTTCTCTTAATTCATCCATAATCGGTGATGGTATCAATGGCGCTGAAATACCATTAAACAAATGTATCCCGTCCCGTGCCAAAAACGCTTGCTCGCCATTCGGAAGGTTTTGTATTGTTGCAAAACATACTGCGCCAACACCAGTATTCTTGCGTTCAAATCTGAATATTGCTGATGTATTTACTAAGTATCCAAGATATATACATGTTTCTTTATGAATACATAAATAATTTCCAAAGATAGAAACTCCTGTTGTATCTTGACCATCTTCTGATAAATCTTTACTTCCAGTATTACCACCACTCCATGTTTCAGGAGCACCAGTATCTGACCATTGAACACGCATTGGATAATCTGTCCCTTCATCAATAACATTAACCAATACCAAATACGTTTCATAATCAATAATATATTTTGATTTAGGAGGATCACCACCTAAATCTTCATCAGGTTTACCCTGTCCATCCCATCGGCGGATATTATCAACTCCATTAGTAAATACAAGAAACCGTGTACCACCTTCTATAGGAAGTGCCGTGTCTACTCTATCTAGCAAATCAGCCGTCAATGCCGTATATGCAAGATCATCACCCCATGTCCCTTCTTCATAATTCATACTGTAAACACTTGTTAGTCCTACTCTAATCAAATTGTGTGCGCCATCGGTATACAGTTCACGGTATGCAAGAATTCGTTCACTAACACTTTCCCCGAGCTGTACAGTCCCAAGTCGTTTCTGAATCGTATATCGGTCAATAGATACGTTTTTACAATTAGGTGTTGCACGGTCATCAATATATTCAGCAGGTTTTGACGGATCAAGACCCATTACCGGTATTAAAGCGTATTTTTTATTTTTTGCCATTATTCAATCCTTTATGTATAGTTTGATTGATCTCGACTAATAATGTCGGAATCCATGCAACCGCACATTTTCCTTCTGCATCTGTCCGTTCCTTCCCATCCTCACCTTTACTTGTTCGGTACATTACTGTCCATAACGGACATTTCTTTTCATCTTTCGGACAAGCTTTAACGCAATTCATAATGTAAAACTGCGGATCAACCGATTTCTTTTTCTTAAATAAATTAAACATTTATGACCCTTTCATTATAAAACCTAATTCAAGATATGCTGGTAAATTATTATATGCCGTACCACTACCAGATGAAGCTGTTGTATGCGTATGTGCGCTTTCTGTTGAGAATAATCCTGCTTCATTTACATTGTCCAATGTTTGTCCATATGGCGTAATGGCTGAAGTTCCACTTGATAAATATGCATTAATAACATGAGTATGAGTACCATCTGATGTAGTAGTATGTGTATGTGATGGAACATTATCAATATCTAAAGTAACAGTATCTGATCCAGTTCCATCAGGATGCTCACCGGGTTCAGTAATATTTGTATGGATACCTCTTATAAATTTTGCAATTAAATTTGGTGTACTGTTATTCCCATCACACAAATACCATCCATAAGGAATATTTTCTAATGTACCAGCCCACATTCTAATCTCTTGCGGTATTCCTACATTGCATGATCCTCCTGATGTTATCTGTATAACATTATCATTTTCATCTATCCAAGCTAACTCTGCTTTATCAGTATCGGAATCATTACCTGCAACTAACATTCCGGTATTTTCCGCAGGAAGTGGATCAGATTCTGGAACATGAAGCGTGCATTTACTATGATAACCCCATGAATCACCTGAACCAAACGAACTTATAATATGATCTACACCAAATATTTCTTGGAATTGAGTTTTTAATTCACGTATTCGTTTAGCACCCAATGATTTCGCTTGAGTTCCCGAAGGATTTCCCTCATCCCATTCAATTGTCGGTATTGCCATATTTTAACTCCTTTTTATAAATGCTAATTCATAATATACTGGTCTATTTTCAATTGTGTTTGTACCTGTTCCATAAGAAGAAACTGCTGAATGTGTATGCAATCCTGAAACCGGTGTTGAAACTATACCACCACCAAACCCACCGCCACCTACTCTCGGATTTGTAACACCTCCACCTCCACTATAACGGTTAAAATCGTGTTCATGTCTACCTGATGGTTCAGCCATTGTATGTGTATGTATTGGCAAATTTGCTTCTGTAAGAGTAGCCGCATCTGTTCCGCCGATTGTTCCCGGATCAATCGTTGATGTATTTACTCCCATAATAAATTTGCCTATTAAATCAGGAGTTTCACATAATTCCCAACCTTGCAAACTAGTTAATTCAGCTAATGTACCTGACCACATACGAACTTCATTCATCATACCACCAATAAAAACACCGTCTGATGTTAATTGTTGTGATGTTGAACCATCATCCATATAAAATAATTCAGTTATCGAATCAACCTCTTTTGTAAAAAACATTCCTGCACCACTAACAACAGTTGGGTAATCTGTTTGTTCCATTAATGTTACTTGATCATGGTATCCCCATTCATCACCACTACCGTTACTATCCATATTATGATCTTCTTCAAAGATTTCACGAATTTGTGTTTTTACTTCACGAATTCTATTATCACCTTGAGAAAACGGACTACCCGGCCCCGGATTTGCTTCATCCCATTCTACTGCATATGGTCTATTTGCCATGTTATCCCCTATGTTTTAATAATATATGCTAATTCGTAATATACTGGTCTTGTATTATAAGCTGTTCCACTCCCGGTATTTCCAAGAACATGTGTATGTTCTGCATAAGTTAATGAGTATGGCCCACCAGTTGTTGCTGGGCCAACAAGTGTCAAATTAGATAATATGTTTACCCGTGTACTTCCATACGTGCCACCATCTCCACCTAACATATTATGTGTATGAGACCCACCAGATAATACATGTGTGTGTGTCGGCATTTCATCTTCGATAATTATTTTCGTATGTGATCCGCCAGTATTATTGTCAAAATCATCTGGTTCAATAATTGCTGTTCTTATACAACGTACAAACTTATTTATTAAATTTGGCCGATCACTTTGACCATCACACAATTCCCATCCGGTTGGTATATTAGCAATTGTTCCTTTCCATAGCCTGACTTCCCCGGTCATACCAACAATCCAACTACCACTTGAAGTTAATTGTTGTATATTACTATCCTCATCAACACAAAATGCTTCTGCTATATTATTTATTATTTTAGTATAAACAATAACAGAATCTTCAGCGAAAGTAGGATCAACACCTCTCGCAACTAACGTCAGTTTATTATGCCATCCCCAATCAGTATCTTGCCCACCATTCGCATAATCCATTTGATGATCAACCGCAATTAATTCTCGGACTTGTGTTTTAAATTCTCTTATTCTTTCTTCACCTGCATACCGATCATCAGAATTAGCCGGTGTTGTTTCATCCCATGAAACTGTAGGTATTGCCATGTTTATACTCCATTATATTCTTGATTTATTACTGCACTTTCATTGTTTATATCATTTGCAATAATTATCGCCATATCCCGATCATGCCGTACATGCCAGTATTTTGCTTTCTCAAAATCTTCTAGACCTTCATAAAGCCGAGCAAGAGACCCGGCTCTTACTGCTTCTCTATAATCGTCAGTAAACGGTACTTCTGTTGTTTCAGATACAATCGCTGTAACAATTTTTCTTGTATAACTTATCTCATATCCATAAGTCGTTTCATCAGGAATCGGGCCAATAAGTATCTGGTTATTCCATAAACAATAATGATCCGGTTCACTTGGTTCTGTATCAGTATTGCTTAAATAAGGATATTTTTCATCAAACTCTGGTTTATTCAGTTTATCTAAAGTTTTACTATCTGTGCCATTGATCAATCGCACATCACCTATCAAATGCCCGAAATCTTCCGGTAACTCAACCCGGTAATCTGTGTCACTTGTTATGCCGCCGGTTGTATAGGCTTCAACTTTCATATCGCTGAACTTATGCCTAAGATTCATGTTTTTAACGGTATCAGTAATTGCTTCATATAATTCTGCACTTTTATCTGTACGCTTAAATATTTTTAAAACATACGTGTATAATTCCGATCCTGTCATGTGATCCATAAATTATCTCCTTGTCCATAATGTTTCGGTACTCGGCAAATCATCATCCGGTTCTGTTCCTGCTACTGATGATCCCGTACTTCTGTTATGCCACACTAAATCTGTTGATGAACTACTAGACGATGAACTACTAGATGAACTCCAACTCGAACTGCTTGATGATGAACTGCTTGAAAAAGAAGTCGAAGAACTAGACGAACTTGAACTTGATGTAGAACTACTTGAAGATGAACTACTTGATGAAGAAGTCGAAGAACTTGAGCTTGAAGATGAACTCGAACTCGAAGAAGAACTCGAACTCGAAGATGAACTTGAACTTGTTGAAGAACTTGAACTACTTCCGGTCATAACTGTCTGTATTTCAGATAAAGTTAATACAGTATTAAATAACTGCACATCATCTATATTGCCTTTAAAAAAATTTGCTGGATTTCCGTTACTATCATGAATTGCACCAATAAGTAAATCTTTATTTCCATTTACTAAAGTAGTCGGTTGAGGCGTAACACCACCCCATGATCCGGATATTTCAAAAGCATTAACATAAACTTTTACTATTCCTGCATTGTATGTTACAGCAATATGTTCATTGACTGGATAATTTATTGTTCCTGATCTCCAATAAGACGTTTGTAACCCATCACTTATATAAAAAGTAAGATACCCCGCGCTTCCTCCGGGAGCTGTTAAAAATAAAGCCCATTCTTCCGCTGTTCCTACCGCCGATTGCCATTTAGATATAGCACAATAATCAAACGTATTTGATTCTGATTCAATATCTACCCATAAACATATTGATAATTTAGTAGTAAAATCATATTCCGGTTGATCACCGCAATTAACATAATCATCTACTCCATCAAATTCTAATGCTCTATTAATATATCCTGATGTAGTATGCGCTGATGTATTTGGATCACCCGTCGCATCATTAAATGTTCCGTCATTATTAGCAATAATTTCTTCAACCGTAGCATTAGCCGCATTGTCATTCATCGGCCAGTGTGCCGCTTGAGAAACCGTACTGCTTGAACTTGAACTGGAACTTGAACTCGAAGAACTTGATGAAGACATTATTCCGGAAGAACTTGATGATGAACTGGTATTAAGATCATTTATCCATCCGGCAGGTAAAGACATTTCATAACATTCAATGTATGCATAATCAGACGGATCAGTCCATCTTGCACCCCACCAGAACCGATCACCAAACGGTGACATTGTTGCAAATGCTTCATCGTAATACGCATTATTTCTGTTATGCGTATGTCCTAACCGCCATACTCGAGGCGTTGACGCAATATCAAGTAATTCAAGCATGAATAACTGATTATGCGCCGCATGAGTATTTGGCAGGGAATCATACGTTGACATAAGAATCCATCCACGGCAACAAGCAGGCATCCGAGCAAAATGAAAATTTGTCCATCCAAGATCAGCGTGTTCCATAATATTAAACTGCGCGCCTGTTATAATATTACGTGCTTCAATATAATCCGTTCTATTTTGCTGTGATACAAATAATTCATTACCTGATAAATCCCATCCCCAGCCAGAATGTGTCTCGTCAATAGATACTTTTATCGGATTAGTGAAATCTAAATCCCATGCATGAGGGCCGTCAAAATATGTATCTATATCAAGGTATCGTACACCATAAGCCGCATCACCCCAACATCGAGCTAAATGATATATTACTTTTGTACCAAGCGGTGATATTTCAACCATATTTGGTGTCGGCAAGTATGAATAATTTCCGCCGTTATCTTGATAATCCCCGACTTCCATTGTACCAAGAACTGTATCTGTAGCTTTATCATATGTTATGATCGCTATTGTTGGGAAATGTCCACCGGCATACGTCCCTTTAACCATAAAAGCCCAATACCGGGAATCATCAGAACAATCACCTTCAACACCATTTGCTATATGATCTCCTGTCGGAAATTCCGCAGAAAAATCATGGATAGTTGTTAATTCGTTAGCAAGAACATCATACTGGTAGAATTTCATCCCATCCATAGAAACATAATTACCTACCATATAAAACCGGTACGGATAATTTCCTGTTTTATCCCATCTAATTTCAGTATTCTCCATCGTTACGAAGTTACCGCCTGCTACACCATCAACCGTTGCGGTAGTTGGTAAAATCTCAAGTAATGGCCACGGTGTTGACGCATCATATATCAATCCATCAGCCCATCCTACTGTACGTTGTAAAAATAGATTCTCTTGATTAGTATTAACATGAGAAAACCTGCTATATACCGGTATTGCCATCGTATCGCCAACAACATCATTTACACAATCGCTTACCCGGTAAAACGTAGTACCGAAATCAGAATCATAATAAGACCCTGCTTTTGCTGGCTGTGTTCCCTCGGTAAACGTCACATCAGTAAAACTATCAGCATTATCAAGTAAATACGGGAATTGTCCACTTGATGAAGAAGAACTTGATGTACTTGATGAACTGCTTGATGAACTGCTACTGGATGTAGAACTGCTTGAAGTAGACGAACTTGAAGAACTTGTTGAACTGGATGATGAACTTGAACTGCTTAAAGATGAACTTGAAGAAGAAGAAGATATTGAACTAGAGCTAGTTGAAGATGAAGAACTTGATGATCCTGCCAAATATTCATCAGCACCAATATCGCACGTTACGGTGACTGTAGCATTATCAATATCTGTATTATATGGACTTGTAGCTCCATTGACTTCCCCACCTTCATATAAATCAGCATTAGTATCTTTAATATGAAGATTTTCACTTCCAGCAGTTATTGATTCAAAATTATCTGCTGAAACTTTACTAAATGAATTACTTGATCCCGGCGCAGTCGTATCGCTTATACAATTATGTCCTGATCCAGCCGCACCGGTTGTATCATAAAAATCATCATTATCAACCGAATCAAATATAGCATTACCGATCATTATATCGGTTGCCTGTGCTGTTCTTATACCCGTTGAATTCAAATAAAGAGTATTATAGTAAATCTTGTTTGATCCACCGCCAAGCATCCGTATCCCACCATAAAACTCACGCGCACATCCCCATATAATATTTCGGTATATTTCAGAATCATTACTGTTTGCACAGTATATACCGGCAACATACGTTGAATCATGCCCGTCAATAAGACAATTGCGAATCGTTACATTATCATTACCGCTTGATATTGCCATACCATTAGATATTGAACCAAGCGGATAAATCTGCAACCATTCAATCACAACATTATCATCAAGTATATTTATTACATTACCTTCTGTGGTCGGCACAATCCGTGCTTTCGATGAATTCCATACACCATTATGACGCTCAGATGCAGGTACAGTTATTTTCATATAATAACTTGAATTTGTTGTTGAACCGTTAATTGTTACCCGATCATCTATTTCACCATACACTTCTGCTACTTCAATTGTTTTACGGGTAATTAAGTTACCTCGTTTATCTGCTTCCCATGCAGTCAAAGTTTCATAATCTTTTCCTGCACCAACCGTTGATACAACCTCAACCGGTGTACCACTACTACTTGACGAACTTGATGTAGACGAACTTGAACTTGAACTTGACGAACTCGAACTAGACGAACTTGAACTGGATGAACTCGAAGATGAACTCGATGAACTGCTTGTGGAAGAACTTGAAGATGACGTTGAACTGCTTGATGTAGAAGATGAAGAAGATGATGATGATGAAGATGATGATGATGTGCTTGATGAAGATGAAGATGAACTCTCAGCCGGTGCAAATGCGGCTGTTATTAAACCAAGCCGGTTCATTGTTGCACCAGCATCAAATCCAATACTTTGTGCACCCACTTCATCTACTTGTAGAGTAGAACCACCACCATCCATCTGTGCATTAGAATCATCTTCCCACCGTTTATCTTCACCATGATTTGTTGTAAAAGCCGCTTCTTCACCTGTTTCAATTGCGGCAAATACCCATGAATTAACAGCAACCGTTGTTATAGAATCGTTTATTTCTCTTGCAAGTGTATCAAAAGTGTATTCATCAGCATCAGGTGCATCTTGATCAGCACCATCAACAGTTATTACTCCAAATGACCAGTTTGTCACTCCGGCAGTTAATGTAACAACAACATTGTTTGCACCACTAGTAGGAGCAAGCAAATACCACATTTCAACCCGACCATAAGTATCATACGTTTGACCATTTATTTTTGTTAATGCAACACTATTATAAGTTACACTAGACGCAATTGCTGTATCATCTTCAATAGCAAGACCGACAACCATCAATCTATTATTTTCAGAACCGGTTGTATGTGATAATGTTAATTGATCTTGAC